GGATAGGGGTACGGGGGAAGGGGGATGCAGTTGCCTGCCGTGTTGGTTACCAAACCTTGTTTGCCAAACTATGTTTTGCCTATTGACATCGTGGCAGACATCGGGTAACTTGGAGCTGAGCACAAAACGTGAACTGATCGCAATGAGTTACGACAGACAACAAGCGGACATCGAACCGGACACCAGCCGCATTTCGACAGTTGGTGGTGTGCAAGTAATCCAAGACTTTCCGCCGAACATCGATAGCATCCGGGCTGCGCTGACTCCAGACGAATCGGCGGTCTTCACATACGGGCCGGTGATCTACGCGCCGAAGGGTATTGACTGGCACGATGTACCGCTGATTGCGCACGAAAAGGTGCATATGCGCCAGCAAGGCCAAGCCCCAGCACATTGGTGGGACCGCTACCTTGTCGATGCTAATTTCCGGTTGTGGCAAGAAGTCGAAGCGTACCATCGACAGTACATGGTCGCCAAGCGCCGGCTGCATCCGAAACTCCGCCAAGCATACCTCCAAGTGCTGGCGGGTTTCCTGAGCAGCGCAATGTATGGCAGTATTGTGAGCCCAAGCAAAGCCGAGCAACTGGTGGCGAAGGGTCATGTCTAAAACACACTTGCTGTCGCTGACCCGAGCCGATTTTGATTGGCAGTTTTTTCGCGCTGGCGGCAAGGGCGGGCAGAAGCAGAATAAAACAAGCTCGGCTTGCAGATGCGTGCATCAGGCATCGGGTGCGGTTGGCGAATCGCGAGAAGAGCGCAGCCAGATACAGAATCGCCGGTTGGCCTTTACGCGCTGCGTGAATTCAAAGCAATTCCAGACTTGGCTTAAAATCGAGTCTGCTGCAATTGCTGCGGGCTTTGCAAATGCCGAGCGCCAGGTTGATGCCATGCTGCAACCAGAGAATTTAAAGATTGAATATTATACTCCAACCGGCGATACGCATGTCTAAGCCCGTGAAGTGCAAATTCTGCCCCGAGACCTTTAGCCGGTTTGATGACCTGCGCGTGCACTGCGCGGTCGAGCATCGCGAGACGTGGCATGCAGTGAACCAATGGCTCGATCGCACGACTGGCGAATCTCTTCGGGTGCATGAAGCTCTTGCACGCGAAGGTATGCAAGGGCACTCGACCGGACGCGATGGCTAGACTAGATTTTGGCGGATTGCACGAAGACCGCGAAACCGCGTATCGGCGAAGAGAAGCTGCCGAGCCCACAGAGAAGCCATGTCGCGAGTGCGGTGAGACCAAACCGGCAGAGGCGTACAAGCGAGTACCGGTCGGCGGCCGTGGGCATACCTGTGAAGAGTGCCTGAAGGCGCGCAAGACACTGCGGCAAAAGCGGCTCGAAAACAGCGAAGAACTTATTATTGACGAGTTGTGGAAGCAGTATGATGAAACCGAGAGCGCGAGCGAAAAGATTCGCTGTCTCGAAGCCTTGGTGAAGTTGCGGCCGACGAAAAACGGCAGCGAGGGGTCGAAGCTGAGCCCCGAAGCCGTCGCGAGCTTGGTGCGGGCAATGAAGGCAAAGCGCCAGGCGGGAGCGTCCGATGCCGGGTAATGTTCACGATACCGATGTCGGCAGCGCCGGCTTTGTCGTGCTCAAACTGCATTACTCGGCGGATGACGAGAAAGACGCCAAGTGGGCGGAGCGCACAAAGAAGGAATATCCGAGCGACGACTGGGACCGTGAATTTGAACTGAAACCAGTTGGCACGAAGGACAGCTATCCGGTGTTTCCTGACTGGCGCCGCGCGCTGCACGAAGACCCGAATCTTGTTTGGATTCCGAGCAAAGGCAAAACGATTTACCGCGGGTGGGACTTCGGGAAGGTTCACCCGTGCGTGGAGTTTGTTCAGATTTTCGGCAACCGCAAGCACTATATTGATGAAATCTTCGAAACGCAGATTTTCATCGACCAACTCGTGCAAAAGGTATTGAGCCATTCGAATGTCAACTTCCCGAATTGCCGTTTCGTCGATTGGGTAGACGTTAGCGGCCGGAACGAAGACCAATGGGGCAATTCGTCGATGGCGACGATGCGGAAGTATGGCTTGCACCCCAAGGGCAAGGACCAAACCATCGAAGCTGGTATCCAACAGATGAAGATGGATATGGTAAGGCTGGAAGATGGCAAGCCGTATCTGCGTGTGAATCCAATTAAGTGCCCGCGGCTGGCCGCAGCGTTGCGCGGAGGCTACAAGCGCAACCCAAAAGGCGAGATCATCAAGGATGGAGAGCACGATCACCCAGTCGACGCGGCACGGTACGCCCACCAAGGTGCTAGCTTCGAGAAGGAGCGCGATTGGAGCGACATCCGGGCGAAGATGAAAGCGCAGTACAAAAAGTTTCCGGCACGGGGAAAGATGGTGCGGCGATGATGCGAGAACTCGCACGGATTCCAGGATTTGTTCTCGTGACCGCACAACTGCCTTTAGTGCTCGAACGCAAGATATGGCAGGACTTCGACGTGCCCGAGGCATGGGAACTCGCTCAAATCGATAAATCCACTGGAGACCTTGTGTTCTATGGATGTGATCAAAACGAAAAAGAAGCCCCGGCGCAAGAAAACCAAGAAGAAGGTCACGGTCTAGATGCGAAGTAGACTGTGTGCATTGTTGCTGGCTGGACTGCTCGGGGTCACTGGATGCACACCGACCTACCTTGCACCCGATGAAGTGCTTCAGGCAGTCGAGTCTCGGGATAAAGCCCTTGCAGTACAATTGGATCAACTCGGCGAAGGCATCGAAGAATACCGGCAGTTAATTGGAGCAGCAGTCGTATTGGAATTGCTTCCACGCAAGACCGCTAGCCGCTTAGCAGCCGAGACTTCGGTACTGAGTTACTACTACAATCTCGGATGGATCGCGCTGATCGAAAAGCGCGCAGATGCCCGCGCGATCTATGATCTCGGGGTGCGGTTGCTTGATCAGCAAGTAGAGCAATTCGAGCGAGCAATTAAAAAATCTGGGCGCAGCACACCTAATGACTCCAGCTTCCAACGCGGCATTAGAAGTTGATGACCAGACAGCGCTGGAATTCATTGCCAGCGAGCTGCTCCAAGCCGAAGAAGACATTTTGTTTTTTGCGTCGAACTGCCGAACGCACGATTCGCATGCAAAAGGCGAGCGGGTGCTGCCGTTCCCAACGCATAAGCGTTACATTCAGGAGTTGTTGAAGCTGACAGTTGAGCACCCGAGATTTGCGATCTACAAATCACGGCAGATGCTTGTGACTTGGGTGATGTGCATCGTGTGTTTGTGGGAAGTCTTGTTTCACCCAGGCAGCGTGGTTGCGCTCATCTCGTTGTCACAAGAAGACTCTGGCGTGCTGCTTGAACGCATCAAATTGATTTACGAAAACCTTCCGGCTCATTGGCTTGTTGCTTTGCCTCAGCCGAGGTTCTACAGAGGCAAGAAGGGGATCGTCCTTCGGATGGTAGTAGAACACCCAAATGGGCCAGCGTCGACGATCGACGCATACGCGCAAAACGGGAACCCTGGGCGCGGACGAACGGTGACGCTGGCGTATTGGGATGAAGTAGGAGAGTGCGGCGACCTAGAGTGCAGGAATATGTATGCCAGTTTGCGGCCTACATTGGAGAATGGCGGGAGGCTCGTGATGTCAAGCACGCCACCGCGGTCGCCAGTACATTTTTGGGAAGCCTTCTGCACGGGACAGTATTTTGGTGATGGACGGAACTAGTTACAGCTTCCCGGGTCCAGGCTGTAGCGCCCGAAAGCGGGCAAACCGCGAGAGTCTACTCGTGCCGCTTTCGGGTTTAATGCCGCATGAGTTGACAATCGAGCCAGCCCTAGTTGGTAATCTCATGGCATAACATTGACAATGACACGAATCCAAATCGTACTCTTTAAAAGCAATCGGCATATAGTGCAGAAGCTGATTCGCTGGCAGACCGACTCACAGTATAGCCATGCTGCCTTGCTGTTCGATGGGATGTATCTGATCGAAGCGCACATTCAAGGTGGAGTGCAAGCACGATTGTTTCCAGCAGAGCATGAAGATGCTTATGACGTGTTTGATGTTGCGGTGGAGATGAGTCTGGATGCAATGTTTGCTGTAATGACTTTTGCCTATGCCCAGCGCGGCAAGAAGTACGATTTTTGGGGATGCCTGCGGTTCATCTCGCGGCGGCGCCTGCCAGAGAACGACAAGTGGTTTTGCAGCGAATTGGTGTTTGAAGCATTTAAGCAGGCCGGTCACAGGCTGCTCAACAATGTTGAAAGTTATCAGGTGAGCCCAGGAGACCTGGCAACCTCGCCGTATTTGGTGAAGGTGACGACATAGTGCCATTCGACCAACCCGAAATTTACGAGCCAATTGCCGGCGTTGAGCCCGAGCAGATGCAGAACTATGCCGAAGACCCGGACGTAGTTCAGCAGATCAAAGACGATGTGCTGCCGTTGCTCGAAAAGGCGCGGAACAACCGAGACGCCAAGTTGAGCGATGACTGGGAACGCTATCGGGATGTCTACAACTTGCGCCGCACCATCACCTTCTACGACGGTCGGTCAAAGTTGTTTCTCGGCGCACTGCGTGATGCTGTCGACACGTTGACTCGTGTCGCGAAGGATAGCATTCTTGCCGATCCTTATTTGATGATCGAAACCGACGTGCCGCGCTGGAAATCGACCGGCGTGCATTTCATCAAATACTTGTTAGAGGCTCAAGCTGGGATTCGGCCGAAGTTCTCGATGTTTTTGCGCCAGCTCTACCAAATCGGCACGAGCTGCTTTAAGTTTGGTTGGAAGAAGAGCATCCGAACGGTGAAGTACCGCGAACGCGGAGACGGTGCCACGGAATTCAAATCGCGCAAGATGTACAACCACTATGGCCCGACACTCGAAGTTGTGAACATGGATCGAGTGTATGTGTGGCCCGAAACCGCAACCTGTTACGATGGACTGGACTTGATTTTCGAAGACAACATCACAACGGTTAAGCAGCTTCGGCGTAAAGTCAAAGATGGGTGGTATGAGCCGGGGGCGGCGCAGCGAGCAATCGACGCAGCAGAGAAGTCTCTTGCCGAAGATCGCAAAGCTCGCGATCAATCAACGAAGGAATCTGGGACTCGGAATGCCGTAGAAAGTGAAGCACTTGACATTACCGAGGTTTGGCTCAAATTCCGGTTGCCGGACGATGAGGACAGCAACGAAGACGACCTACCGTGGGTGTGGGTGACGCTTGCCGGTAAAGAGATTCTTCGCGTGCAGGAAAACCCTTGGTGGTTTCAGCATCCGCCGTATCTGTTTGGTGCGATTTTTCGCGAGCATGATTACTTCTATGGGCATGGGCTCATTGAAGCTGGTGAGATGTGGCAGTACATGCTCAATGATATCGTGAACCAAACAATGGACTGTGGCAATTTCGCGCTCAACCCCATCGCGGTGATGAACCCAATGGAGATTGACGACCCGGATATGTACCAGATCGAGCCGGGTGCGAAGTGGCTGGTCGATCCGGGGGCTATCAAATTCGATCGCCCTCCTGGGCAAATGACGCAAGAAGGCTTGACGATGGTCCGCTTCTTGATGAACGTCATTCAAGAGAGTTCGAAGGCAACGGCGCTCGTGCAGGGTGCGCCGCGCGAAGGCATGGGACCAGCGGCCTCAACTGCAACTGGTGTGACTCAGCTCGCCGCGTCGGCGAATGCCGCAATCGTCGATCAGATCGAAGAACTCGAATCGCAGGTGTTCACGCCGCTCGCGCAGATGACTGAAATCGCTGCGCATGAGTTCATGGACGAAGAAATGGTGATTCGTCTCGAAGGCCCAGATGCGGTGCCGATCACTCAGCGCATTATTGAGCCGCAAGACCTTGTGCTGTCGACGGATGTGCGATGGATGGCAAGTCGCCGGTTACGCGAGAAACTTGCTCGCGGCCAGCAATATCTTAACCTGCTGAACATGGCGCTAGGCGTGCCGCCCGAGCTGACACTTCAGCAAG